GCCGGGTTCTTTTCAGGCGTTAATATGGGGTTTCAGGATATGATTGACAGTGTTATAACCGGTATAAAACGGTTAATTATGGAATTGATTGCTAAGGCTGCATTTCTGGCTATTCTTTCAGTATTATTCCCTGGTGCTGCTGTACCCTTAACTTTGGGTAATATACTCGGCGGCAATGCCAGTAAATTAATTGGGTCAGGTGCATCAATAGGAACTACAGGATTGAGCACCCCGGCTAACATGGGGTATAAAGAACAATTATTAGCGAGCGTGAATGGCAAGGATTTACAAATAGTACTAAGACGTGGTTAATGACATGGGGAGTTAAATACCGGTTAGAGTTCGCTGACGAGCGATCAGTAGCGTGGAAGATAGACGTTGAAGAAGATGCTTTTAGTGGCAGTATTACTGAACTTGTTGGTGGTGAAGATCCTTTGGTTTTTAAATGGGATAATGATTCCGATGACGTTTTCGATCCTATTAAAACCAGTCAGGCAGTTATAACCATGAAAGTTTCTACTGATTCTCTTAATGCGTTTTATAAATGGACTAATAATTTTTTTGCTACTTTCATTTCATCAGGATTAAATATAACGAGTGGAATATCTACATCAAACGGGTTAGCTAATTTAAGGACGTTAGAAAATACCCTAAGTTATACTACTAATACCGATCAGGAGATAACTATAAAAGGATTATTAACATTGAATTCAGGAGGTGGATTATATATTACCTTCGTTGAAAATGGAACGACAGCGTATGATTACGCTCTTTCCACGGGCATAAATAGCATTACTCATAAAATAATCGCGGGGGGTACGGTAGTAATTGGGATATATACATTAGGACTTGCTAATTTTTCATTTACAAGTGTTTCCGTGGTTACCGTGGATATGTCCGATCTTTATTCCTCGGAAGATTTACATTTCCGGGTAAGGATATACCAGGATGACGTTCTTTATTGGATAGGTTATCTAATTAGTAATTACTCAGAACCGTATGAATGTCTTCCTTATGATATCACTATAACAGCGTATTGCGGGTTAGAATATCTCAAAGACATGCTATTCGATAATGCCGGGATTTATTATAACGGAAGAACCCTGGAAAGCGAGATAGTAATTGACATTTTAGGCAAGATAGGATATACCGGCTTCACAGAATTCGTTAATATATACGAGGAATCAATGGATGACTCTGTTGATGATTCACCCTTTGATCAGATACTCATTGATGTAGATGTTTTTAAGGATATGTATTGCTATGAAGTTTTACAGGAATTACTCAAAAAATATAATGCCTGTATAATTCATAAAGCCGGGGGATTTGTTATTTACCGTCCTAAAGAGTTAACCGGTGCAACTGTTTACGGAAGGATTTTTACTTCCAGTACAGCGAAGTCATCAACGAGTTTCGCACCGATTCAATATATTAACCGTGCTGCTCATTCAACAGTTTTCTGTCAGGTTCCCGGCGGTGCTTTGATTACCCAGAGACCGGCAAAGAAAGTAACTGTTTATCAGGATTGCGGAAATAAAATCAGTTGGATTGATAATTGGGAATTAAAAATTAGTACATGGGATGGTTCTACTTTTGAAAATTGGGATCAAACTCCGGGTAGTGCTGCATTAATTAATACTTATTTACATTTTGAAAAAGAAGAAAGTGGATTTATTGTTGCATCACATATAAGCAGTGGCACAGCGTATGGATTGACACAAATATTTAGTTCAAATGCTATTACATCTGCAACAGATGCTATTTGGGTTGAATTTGATTATACATTTTATAATTATTCAGGAGTGACAGTGTATGCAATGAAATTTACTGTTTTAATTAGGAATACAGTAACGGGAAAATATTTAGCTATTCATGATGATGATTATTGTGAATGGACAGACGTTGCTGCTGGGATAGTTATTACAGGCAATATTTCTGCCGGAAGAACAGAGTGGGTAACATTTAAAAGATCAATTATTGGATTACCTTCAAATGGTATATATACAATATCAGCTTATAATTCCACAAATGTAGGTTCACCTGATGCTCATTGGGCTTCAATTGTAACTGGTTATAAGAATTTTAGATTCTATGTTACATCTACTGAATCTTTACAAAAGAAAAAAGTAAGAAATATATTTCAGCGAATACAGGGAGGATATGGAGGAGAATACCATTTAAGAAATAAATATTATTATGTAGAATATAAGGAACCAATTGACAATATAGTCCAAAATGAATACATAAAAACTAATGCAATAAATGGGAATGAATTAAAATATGATTATAAATTAGGCGACGTTGGCGATGCAAATTTAGATAATATAATTGAACAATTTGCTGGATCACTTTATTGCGTGAATACTCAACAGGCTCATGAGTTTCCCATGTGTTTCGTTCGTAACGAGGAGATGGACAACACTCTTTCTTTAGCTGCAAGTACCAAACTTGTAATAAATAATAAAACGGGAATGGTAATAACAGTTAATGACTTGCCTAATTATAATAAATTTGATTATCTGGGATGGGTGGCGATGCTTTGCGATGAGGATAAAACCAATACCAGTCCTGATCCAATATTTTCAGGTGATTACCTGCATAAGTATTTTTGTACAATTGACAGGACGGCAAAGACCTTAACATTCGCGGACGGCACTGATTTATCGGCATGGGAAGTTGATGATAATTTAGTGTTATATAACGCTTTACTCACGTATTCATTCGTTGGTGATCAATTTACTAATCCTTTAATTAACATATCAGGAGCTCCTGCATGGAGAGGCACGCAGACAATGGGGGGGCCAATGTTCAGGCATTCAGACGGGCGTTTCGTCTGGCTCTTTATAGGTTACCAAGGGACGTCTCCTGCTGTCGGTCGTCTCGGTTACGCTTATTCAACAGACATGATAAGTTGGACTATCGGGAATAGTGATAATTACGTGTACGCTCCAACGTCACTCCCGGATTGTAACGCCATAAATATAACTGGAAACGCTTATCCTGTTGATGGATCGCCGGGCGATTACTGGTGTTTGATATGTTACGGGCAAGCATCAGACAATCATGGCGTTCATAGGATTCTTTATTTTGATGAAGATTTTACTGCATTTTCATATAGTGACAAATTAATGGCTGATGCTGATTTAGGATTCTTCGGCGGTTCAATTTTAAAAATAGGCTCTTATTATCATCTGATTTACATGCTTATAACGGCTGCCGGGGTAACTTACAGGTCTATTAATGCCGCGAAGTCTTTAACACTCGAAGGCCCTTATACTAATTATCAGACAAATATAGTCCGGGGAATAGACTCGAATGACGGTATGTGTTGGCAGATTACAGACGCACCTTGTATTTTTGATGACGGGGTAAAGATATTCGGGTTATTTGGAAGCCAGTCATGCTGGTCACTAAATGGATTAAAAGGGAATAGGCAATATTGCTTGTTAGATTTTGACACTGACACTGAAGTGTGGAGTGCCAATACTAATGGCCCTGCATTTTTAAACCCGTTTTATTATCAGGATTTAGGAGATGGTTATGATTGGTGTGGTGATCATAGCGGGGGATATCCCTGCATATTCATAGAGGGAACGGATGTATATATTTCCTGTGCCATGAAAGGAACTGTTTATCAAGCCGCGTTATTAAAACTGAATAATCCAAGTATTGGTATTCCTACTTCAGTATGGAACACGAGAGGGGGGTCGGAAAGTAAGCCGGTACTTGAAATTATAGGGGATGAAATAGCTGATCAGTATTCGAGACCAAAACAATTAATACAATTTCCTATTAAAGAAACTGGTTCCGCCGCTATGGCGTTAAATATTATCGGTTGTTTTGAAGATTCTGTCAACCAATTATCAGGAAATAATCGTAAATTCGTGTTTAACAGGGGAAATTTATCAGCTAAGTTCAGGAAATGGATTAATGACTTAATAGAAATAATATGAATGGAATTTTAAATAATACTATATTCGGTAGTCGTTTCTACGGGGATCGTTACTGGAATCCACAATCTTTTAATGATCTAAATTTTTGGTTAAAGGAAGATACGAGAAGTGATTTAACCTTACCTAATTCATTAGGAGGTGAAGAAGCGACAATATTACTGCCCTATGTATGTGAGGCAGGGGGGAAGTTATCTGTTGATGATGCTGGGGCGTTAGATATAAGGACAAATGATTTTACTTTATTAGCTCATATTAAAAATAATGGTGCCACAAAAACAGCAATAACTACTTTGTTAGGGAAACATTCAACGTCATCTTTTATAGGCAGATATGGATTTTATACACTGGCTACTTCTGGAAATATAAAGTGTATAGCGCAAACAAGCACTGCTGTATATGCGATAGACACTGGCATAGACATAACAACTATTGATGAAGTGTTTTTAAGAATGCAAGTAGATCAGACTGCAAAAACATTAACCATGTTTTATAATGAGATACAAGTAGGAGAACCAGTTACATTTGAAGGTACATTCAGTCAGGCAAGTGGCAAAAAATTTACCATGTTTGCTAATGTAGATGGTGTTTCAAATTCACATATTGGGCTTTCTGATGTTCATGTATTCCAAAGAAAATTAACAACAGAAGAAGCACTTATAATAATGAATAGAGGTTATGTCGCTGGTGCTGCTGCTTATTATCCGTTATCGGGTAATCTTACTTATTTACGTGACGTTAGTGGAAATGGAATGCACTTAACTTTCTATGATTGTTCAATATCCTATGGGTCATTTGGCTCGAGGTATTGTTTGGATCATGGTTATTCTAAATATGAAAACGCTAATAATAGTATTTTAAACATCCCATATTTAGAAACTTCATTACCAGATACCACATTTACAACCCCTGGTACTTATTCAAAATTAGCTGATATAGAAGCTGATCTGCTTAATCATAATCTTGCATTTAGTTATATTAATATTCCATACGATAAGTGGGATAGGTCAGATGAAACCATTTGGAGTGATAAGGCACGGGTACTGATTGCTGAAGGTGGTAGATATGATGCTACTAATCCTAATAGATGGCATGCTTCAGAACTTAATAGAATTATACTAAAAGATTATGCTAATACTGATTATAAAGGATTGGTTTTCAGTATAAATAATTCAATTAATTTAACAGAATTAATTTCATACGAAAATAATAAAACAGGTAGTGATTTGCTTAGAATATTAAATTATTGCGGTAAGTCGTTCTATAATGAATCATTAGGTTTTACAGAATTGTATTCTAATGATCATTTAGAGTACAAGTATTCAAATAGGTCTTGGTTTTATCAGCGTGATAACATAGTATTCACAATGAATGATAAGGGATTTATATTCTATTCAGAGGATGGTGGTGAAACATTCCCTTATGTATATGAGTTTGATGATGCTGAAAATATACAGATGTGTCATATTTTTGCTAATGGTATAATTCATTTTGCAACGAGAACAAGATATTACTATTCGAGTGATAAACTAAAAACATTAAACGAGTATATAGTAGAAGATTCTGATGGGACTGATTACATTCCGCATACGCCAGTTAATCCTGTTTATCCTGGTTCTTATTTTGCTATTGCCCAAGTGATACAATCACATATTATAAATGGGAAAGAGGTACTTGTATTTGGTAATTACAGTAATTCTATATTTAACTCGGGTGCTTCGCCTACTAATGTATATAGAGTAATTGACGGAGGTAGACCAAAGATAATATATAAATTTGGTCAAAACGGTACTTATAAGGATGATGGAACAGAAAATGGAGGGGCAGTTGGTAATTCATTAGGAGATGCAACAAATCCGCTTTATTGTAGGCACGTATACACCGTAACGTGGAATGTTGATTTAGGAGTTTTTGTCTTAAGCACTGGAGTTAATGCTTTTGAGAATCACTGGATAGAATTAACTCCAGACTGGATAACAGATATTTGGACTGTTAATATTTTAGTAGAAAGTGCATCATCTGACACACGTTGGAAATCGGGTGCGATAGTTTATTACGATGGGTACTATTATTTTACATCTGGTAGCACGTTAGCCGATTATGACTACGGATTATTTAAAGTTACTCATGCTAATATTGGAGATAGTTTAAATACTGAATTGGTTTTAGCACTAACGGGAACAGGATCATCTTTTAGTATAGAAAATGGAACATTAATCGGTAGAAGTGCTATTGAAGGAGATTTTATATTTTATAGTCCTGATCTTGTTAATTACTATATGTTTACTCCAACATATCCTGATATATATAGGGATACTATTGTTGGCTGTATGAATAATTCAAATGATGATGGGTATTTTAAGTTTAATATAAATTATGATGGATCATTAAACTATTCAGTTGATAAGACAATGCTAATAAAATTTAAATAGTGTATTCGGACTTCAATATAACTACAAAGGAATGACATAAAACAAAAGAGCGAGATGACACAAAGATCAGGATATGAAAATATGGAAACGAGACAGCGGTGGTTTATAAATACCGGGATAGCTATTCTTATCATACTCGTTGGTGGGTGGGTGCGAGCGGAGATAAGGACGAACATTAACAAGGATGACATAAAATATATCAGGGATGACTACATGCCTTATGATGCCTTCATTAACTCTTTAGAATCGAACCAGAAACTCATAAATGTCATAACGTCAATACAATCTGGCAATGATGAAAGATACCAAAAGGCATTGAATGATTGGAATAATCTTCAACAGTCAATTATAAAACAGTCCGGGAAGAAAAAACGTGGTGCGAATGAACTATAAATTTTGTTTTGAATGTAATATTCAAAAGATGAACTTCAAATTATCTGATCGAAGCCTTGAAAGGGCAAAGGATGTTAATCCTAAACTGATTAACCTGATATTGTTGGCAATTCGCAGGACGCCTATTGACTTCGGTGTGGCTTGGATGGGAGGTAAAAGAACTGCCGAGGAACAAAACCAACTCTTTAAAGAAGGGTATTCTCAATGTGATGGATATGTAAAGATAAGCAAACATCAATCTGGTGATGCCATCGACTTGAACGTGTTTGTTGGTTCAAAAATGGTAGATAATAAAGAGATGCTTTGCGTTGTGGCCGGGGTAATATTTGCCTGTGCTTCGGAATTGAATATCAAGATAAGATGGGGAGGAGATTGGAATTCCGATGGAAATATTCTGGACAATAAATTTAACGATCAATATCATTTCGAGTTAATAAATTAATAATCGATATTATGAAAGTACTACTCAATGTTATCGGTATCCTGATTTATTTCATAAACAGGTTCAACAAAAGGTCAAAAAAAACTATTGGCTTTGATCTTAAATTCTGGTTAAATGATAACGGACCAGAAATGGCTACTATTATCTTACTGGATATTGCCCTCATGATCCTGCTTTTCAGCCCCGGAACTGAGATTAATTTTGATGATCTCTTTTCAAAATTACCATTCGGGTTAAAATTACCGGCTGATATGCTAATGAGTTTCCTTTTAGGACTCGGACTTTCAAGTCTGTTTTATACATTATTTAAGAAAAAGATAAAAGATTCAAAAGGGTGAAAATATCTTCAATTTATATAATTTACACCTTCATAAAACCATTTTTCATAATGATTAAAAAATTAAAAACATATCTAATAATCGGTGCTGTCTTATTCCTGATCGCAGCTGTTATTACCGTTAATATTCAAAGTAAGATAATCAAAAAAAGAAATTCAGAGATAGTCCGACTCGAATCAAATAATTACCAGTTAATGTCAGATGCCCGGCAGCAAACAAACCTTTATTTCAGGGAGAAGGAAATAACCGGTAAATTGAAGCGTGAAAGGGATTCTTTAGCCGGGGTTTTGAAGATAAAACCAAAACAGATCACTAAAATTATCTACATAGATAATAAAATCATAGACACGGTACGATTAATGGTACCTGTTGAACGATTATCTAAAACAGAATGGATGCTGCGAGATTCGACTAAATGCCTCCTGTACGTCGCTAAATTGATTTTAGAGGGGGATTCATTAAAATCGGAAAGGCAGTTATTTGAATCTGATAACCGGATTACTCAGTTATTCTGGCGGGAGAGGTCTAAAAAGTTCCTTTTCATCCATTTTGGAAAGTGGAAGAACTACCAAAAAATAGAAAATAATTGCGGGGATCCTAAAATTCAGACATTTTATTTCTCGAAATAGATTATCTTTGTATTGTTTTCAAGATTCATAGTTTTTGATTTACTTTCATTTCAGGGCCTCGGAGTTACTCGCCGGGGCTTTTGCATTTAAGTTTTTATTTTATTTCTTATTATGTTAAACTCTCTCCGAAAAAGAAAAAAGAAAGAAACGGGGAAAGAAAGAAAAAAGAAAAAGAAGTCCTCAAAGAAAAATAATTTCGTGCTTCAAAACAGAAGCAAATTACCTGATCCAAGCATTTGAATTCTGCAAGGTTTGTCTGAATTTGACAAAACAAAAATAAATACAATAGAATTAAGAATGTTTCTAAATTAATGTATTACTGTAATTTATATTTAGACTAAATAAATATAAAATATCTTATTCTTATTTAGACTAAATAAAAATAATAGATTAAATGAAAGCTTTTTTATTTAGAATCAATATAAATTACATTATAATTGTAAAATATATCATAAAATTCAATGTCATTCAAAATATATTACTTATCTTTACTGAGTAATCAAAAACAAAAGAGATGAAAGCAAGAAATTTTAACACAGTAAATGACCTGTCAAACGTAAAGGCTGAAAACAAAACAGCAAAATATTTTGAAATGGTAAAAGCTTTTGCAAAAGAAGCAGGCGAAATATTAAATGAAAATAAAGATTCTTTTTTACTTGGCATGGCATTTCAAGAAATCATGCAGTGTTTCAGAAAAGCAGAAAGTGCAGATTGTGAATACACGGGTTATGCAAATGCTCATGCTGCTGAAGTTTGGTTAGAAAAGATGGTAACTCGTAAATTATAAGTTTGCCTGACAGGCTTAACGAGCCGAAATGCCGAGAGATCGGCTGAGAAATAAATTAGATAAAATAATTAAAATTAAAAACAATGAAAACATTAGTATCAAATTCAGACATTAACAATCTTGTTAGGATAAGGAAAATTATTGATAATTTTATAATCAGTCCAGAATATAATGCAATTGAAAATATATCTATGAGTTTATATTACGATAAGATGAAAGGTTATTTAATCGGCTTGCGTATTGTTAATTCAGAAGATCGGGATATTTTAATTAACAGCAGTTGCGATGAAAATATTATTATCGGTACATTAAAATTACATTTTTCAAAAACAGTAAAAACATGCGAATAGATTTTAAAGCACTAATCCAGGAATGGAACGAAAATCACCCGGACGACAAATTGTCGAGGGCGAAACTGGCACGTGAGATGGTCGCAAAAGATTATTTCAGATCTGAAATGTCAGCTCTTAACATGATGTACTATCACGAGCAGGGTTGTGGCAAGTCAGTAGATGATCTCTTGTTCCGTTTCATCAGCGATAAATTTGGCAAGACATACGAAGAAATTGTGATAAGATAAAACTATGAATACTTACATCAAATATGTGCCAAATGTTTTCCTTGCAAAATGCACCGAAAAACATAAGAAAGGTGAAACTATACAGGTGACAACTCAATATGGCAAAGAAAACGAATCAATCGTATTTAACCTGATCGCAGAAAAAGATGGGTATTTTTACTATTCGATTGTCCGGGCCGATGGGTTTAACACTCAGGAATGGGCAAAAAGGAGGGCTAAACGACTTGAAAATACTGTTTTAAATGCTGAAATAAAAAGCGATAATTATTATAAGGCATCAAATAAAGATGCTGAATTTTTAAGTCTCGGTGAACCTATCAAAATAGGACATCATAGCGAAAATAGACATCGTAGAATCATCGAACAGGCCCAGAATAACATGAGTAAATCAGTTGAATTATTAAAGAAAGCTGAGTCCTATAAAGATAGGGCCGACTACTGGGCCAAAAAGGCTAATACTATTAATTTGTCAATGCCTGAAAGCCTTGATTTTTACGAGTTTGAGTTTGAAAAAGCAAAGGCAAAACACGAAGGGTTGAAAAATGGAACTATCGAAAGAAGTCATTCATTCTCATTAACCTATGCAAAAAAAGAAGTCAATGAGATTGAGAAAAAATTGAAACTTGCTCAGAAATTATGGTCGATATGACAAAAGTCATGATTTATTTTCTTTGCTCTGTTTATTTTTGCCTCATGGTTATTTTAGAAATACAAGGTGAAAACGGCATGGAGGAGTTCAAACTTCATAAAGATTTCAAACGTCAGCAGAAATTAAAAGATGAACTATTCAGCCGGTTCAGGGACGAGGAAATTGTGACCTTGATAAAAGACGGGCAAATTGACGACAGATTACAATTACAAGACTTATTTGATAAAACTGAAAAGAAATGAAAGCAGAAATTAAACAAAATGGATTGCTTGAAATTAAAGCAGAATCAGAGACTTCCCGGGATGCAAAACAATTCATGTACGGATATACTGAATGTATAAATGACCTACTGGAATGGGTTGCTCAGGGTGGGGACGGACTGAAAAAACACTCGTTAAAATAGAATACATGACAAAAGTCATGAAATAATATAATATCACTTTGTAAATTTGAAAAAAAGAAAAACATGAAAAACAAAAAAGAACCAATCATAAAAGAAGAAAGAAATAATGAAAGGACACGCAGATTTACTGGAATAATTCAGAAAGCACTTGCTAAAATTTTACAATCAACAAATGATGTTGATAAGAAAATGTTTAGAGGGAATAATTTAGGATATGAAAATCCTATATTTATCCCTCGCAGGGGCAAATTAAAGGGCTACATGAGGGAGAATCGCAGAAGATGTACTTTTAATAAAAACAAGTAACATGATCCTTAAAACCACTCACCCGGACAAAGACATCTCCAATATAATCATGGAATACCTCTATGATTATTGCGAGATAAAAGGAAACGAAGAACACCTGAAAGATGAACTTTTCACGGCCTTTTTAACTCAGGATGAAATCTGGAAGATCGAAAAGGAAATTACTTATCAAACCGGTGAAGAAATAACCTTGCCGGCGGATCTGAAACTGATTGAAGATACATCTTTGATAAAAGAGGTTCCGAAAGCATCGGACATATTTAAAATGCTTGGAGAGACACAAATTGAAATGAATAAATAAACTAAAAATTATGAAACATTTAGAATTTGTTGATAAAATAGCAAAATTAGGAATTAGCCTTAGATCAACTAATATTGAAAATAAGGTTAGGGAAATAGAAATTTATCGTTTTCTTAAAACCAAAAAGATAGTAATGAAAGATTTTAAACTGACTTGGAAGGAAAAAGAATACGGAGAAACGGAACCTATAAAAGCAATTCTGGCAAAAGCCGTTGATATGGATTCATGGAAACATTCATGGCATACCGAAATGATACCTGAAAATTATGAAAAAATTAAAACTATCATTCAGGAAAAAATAATTAACAGGGCTACTGAAATTGATGAATTAATGTCAATTTATTTTCAATTACATTATGAAATGTCAAATGAATAAATTTGTCTAAGTAATTAATATTTACTAAATTAGTGTAAACAAAAAATCAAAACTATGGAAACTAAAACTCATTGGCATAAAGTATTTTTATCCGATTACTTGGGAGCCTGTGATTTGGATGAGGGAAAGGATTTGAAACTCATAATAAAATCTGTATCTGTCAAAGAAATTAAAGGAACTGACGGTAAGAAACAGAATCGTAATGTTGCAGAATTTACTAATCCTAAAATTAAACAGATGATATTGAATGCTACCAATTGCCGGGTAATTAAAAAGTTTACCGGCAGTAGTTATATTGATGACTGGAAAAATGTTCCTATCCAAGTTTATATTAAAACTGATATTAAAGCATTTGGAGATATTACTGAAGGTTTGCGAATCCGGGATATTCAGCCTAAATTAGACAAACCAAAGTTGACACCCAATATTCAGGCATGGGATCAGGCTGTTAAGTTTCTTCTTTCCGGCGATGGGACTATGGATAAAATTAAGGCCAAATATGATATAAGCAAAGAAGATGAAGAGCTTTTAAAAAATTCAGTTTTATGAAATATTACGATATACCGCAAAATACAGAGGAATGGGAAGCCTTGCGACTTGGTAAATTTACCGCCTCAACTTTTGCTGATTTATTTATGGCAAAAACAACAGCCGGGTATCAGAAAGCAATTATAAAGGTTGCTTATGAAAAAGTAACAGGGGAATGTGAAGAAATGTACAGTAATAAATGGATGGATCGGGGACATGAAAAGGAACCATTTGCAGTTGAAAATTATGAATTACAAACATTTAATGCTTGTGAGATAGTAGGTTTTTATGAATATGATGATTTTACTGGAGCTAGTCCTGATCGGAAAATACAAAATAAGAATGGAGGGACTGAATTTAAGTGTCCGTCTTTTCAGATTTATAATGAATTTCTTGAAACCGGTAAACTTCCAAAATCATATTTCTGGCAAGTTCATGGCCAGTTACTCTGTACTGGATGGGATTTTATTGATTACATGCCTTTTTCAAGCCCTCTGTTAAAGCAAAAAATTATAAGAGTGGAAAGGGATGAAAAGATACTTGAACAACTTAAAACGCAATTATTAATATCAATTGAAGAAGTTAAAATATTAATTGAAAGGATTAAACAATGAATAAATGGACAGGACATGGATTCACGGGCAAAGACCCGGTAATCATGAATCTTGAATCAGGTAAAAAGATTGCAAAATTTACATTTGCGACTTCTGATAGCTATAAAGATTCAACTGGAAACAAACAGACAAATACAGAATGGCATAACATAATTGTCTGGGAGAAATTAGCCGATCTATGCGAAAAATGGGTTAAAAAAGGTACTGAATTGATTATCGAAGGTAAAATTACTTATCGTAATTATACAGATAAAGAAGGAATTGTAAAATATTTCACTGAGATAATTTGCAGTAATATTGAATTTTGTGGAAAGAAAGAAAGTGAACTGGAACCGCAAAAAGGAAAAATAACTACCGGGTCCATGTCAGATATAAATGATTTGCCCGGCGCAAATGATGATCCTTTTGATCCGTTTAAATGAAAAAAATAACTTCATACGGGATAAAAGAAGAAGGGAAGCCTTACCGGGTAATTAATGCTAAAGTCTTTCGTGCTGATCTGGATAATTTACCGAAAGGAAAATATAAACACACGGTAGAAAAATATTATCGCAAGGCTTCCCCTTCTCAATTTGGTTATCTTTATGGAGTTGTTTACCCTCTTTCTCTTATTGCTTTAAATGATGCCGGTTATGAGTTTACGAATATTGAGCAAGTGGATTTATTTTGGAAAGGATTGTTTGCAAACAAAGAATTATTAAACCGTGAATCAGGAGAAATAATGACACTACCAATGAGTAAATCTGAATTTAAAACTATTGATGAAATGGTTTATTCTGATAAGATAAGAGATTATTGCTCAGAGTATTTTAATACATACATTCCTGATCCTGATCCGAACTATAAATTACATAAAATATCAAAGTTATGAAACCAGGTACAGACGACAAAGAATTTGCAGCGTTCATCTTTGACGATGTGAGCGACCAGAAGTATGTCAAGAAACTGCTTACCCGGAGAGACAGGAAGCAGCGGAAAAGGGGCAGGAAGATTAATCTTTTAAAAGAAAAACTATGAAAAAATTAACATTTAAAAGAGTTTTGGGATATTTAATAATATTACTTATCCTAAGTATGTTTTTTGGGCTTATATGCAAACAAATAGACCCTTCTTGTTTATTTATTTATGTCACTTTAGGATTCTTTTTTGGCATTCTTGGCGTTATATTTATATCTTTATTAATCGGATGGTTATTAGAATAAAACTATGCTAATCTTTAACTTTCGTTTTCTCAGAAAACTGTTCCAGCGCCGGTTCAGAAGGAACACAGGTAAATTGATTACTTATATAAATCTCAATGCAAAAATATATTCAAGTATATTTTGATTATTTTAGGTTAGAAACATCTGATTTCATACCATGTGAAGCTTGTCAAAAGCCCGCAGTAGAAATTCATCATATACAAGGCAGGGGTAAGGATAAAGATGTAATCAGTAATTTAATGGCACTTTGCCGGAAATGTCATGTTCGAGCGCACTCATCAAAAAACTATGTCAGCAAAGAGGAATTTCAATATATTCATGCAAATTTTTTACAAGGAAACCGAAAACAATTTTTAAGATGAGCAGCATAATGATCCATGATAAATGCCTCTATCACGACAGAACCAGAAAGATGTTTTATGTCTCTGAAAAACTGGTGGAACTACTTCGCGACCCGGAGGCCATATCCTTTTTAAAAAGAGGGAAAGACTTTTATATCTCCGATAAAAACATATATGATCGGTGGTATTATCTCAACCGGAAAGGCCATGAGAAACGGTATTGTTTCAGATCATTTGTTTTAACTGATGAATTTGATCAGATTTGTGAGAAAGTTTACTACCTTATCGGGGATAAAATCTTAGTTGCGAATAAAGTTTGGTATAAATTGATACCGTATGAAGTTCATCTGTAACCAAAAAGGCAAAGCACTTTATTGCCAAATATGCAGACATGGAAAATTGCATTCCCTGCACGTCTGGGGCGATCTTACAGAATCAAATCCTTTCGGCATTATTTTAAAGGATTGCCGTGAGCCTTCGAGATGTTCTGTTATCGGGGAATTCTGCCAATGTGTTGAAAGTGAAATTGAATTAATACCGTGAAATTATGACACCAATCGAAACTTTAATAGAATGTCTTATCATGTATGAAAAAGCCTTGCAAAAGTCTTTAAAATCATATCAGGAAGGTAAGATAAGCAAAGAACTTCATGAGGTTCATAAAAAGAATCTCGAACCGAAGATTTTGCAGTACAAAAAAGCTATACAGATTTTAAATGAATTGTTATGAAAAAAGGTGAAAGGATAAATACTCCTCACGGTTCCGGTGAAATCATTGACATTGAAAAACACAACAAATTTAATCGTTATGGTGTTAAATTAGATGTCAACCCCTTTACTTTCCCGGTTGCTTATTATTTTGAGAAAGATTTGAAAGATGGCAATATCTGAGGTTTATAATTGTGACTGTAATACTTTTATGGCTGACTGTAAAGATAAACAGTTTGATTTGGCTATCGTCGATCCGCCTTATGGGATAAAAGCTGATAGACAACACACAGAAGGATGGGGATGGATAAGTCGCAAATCTAATGGATGGGATAAAAAAATACCCCCCCCCATTTATTTTACTGAATTACAGCGTATTAGTAAAAATAGAATTATATGTGGAGGTAATTATTTTACAGATCATTTACTGCAGTCATCAGGATGGGTGGTTTGGGACAAGGGACAAAGAGACTTTAGTCTGGCTGATGGTGAATTGATTTATACATCTTTTAATGTAGCATTAAGAATATTTAATTACTCAAGGGGTAAGTTTTCCAGTGAACGTGAGGGATTTCATCCAACCGAAAAACCAATTGCACTATACAAATGGCTCTTAAAAAACTATGCAAAACCCGGAGATAAGATATTCGATAGCCATATGGGATCGCAAAGTTCACGAATAGCATGTTATGAAGGCGGATTTGATTTTATTGGATGTGAGTTGGATAAAGAATACTTCGATGCCGGTTGCAAGCGTTTTGAGATATATAAACAGCAATTAAAAATTAACTTTTGATGAAAATAACCGATAAAGTAGAAACCCCGCATGGCCCCGGAGTAATCGTTGACGTTGAAAAGCACAATCAATTTAATCGTTATGGCGTTAAATTAGATGTCAACCCCTTCACTTTTCCGGTTGCGTATTATTTTGAGAAAGATTTAAAAAAAGATAAATAGATGTGGAGTTATTACGGATCTAAGACAAATATTGTTAAATTTTATCCTAAACCGAAATATGGTAAAATAATTGAGCCATTTGCCGGGACCGCACGTTATGCCTTGAGATATTTTGAGCATGATGTTTTGTTGATTGATAAATACCCAGTAATTATTAATATTTGGAAATGGCTTCAAAGCTGCTCTCCTGATGATATATTGAAATTACCAAGAATAAAACATAATGAAAAAATATCTGACTATAAATTTGATTGCATAGAGGCTGAAAACTTATGTGGTTTTTTAGTAGGATTTTCAAATAAAAGACCTCGAAAAACAGGATCTGCAAAACTACTTGCACGACCAAATTTTATGAATTATAGACTCCATCAAATAGCCCAAAATCTTTATAAAATAAAACACTGGAAAATTGAACTCGGGTCCTATGATAATATTCTAAATCAAGAAGCATCTTGGTTTATAGATCCTCCATATAACTCAATTGCCGGCGAAAGATATGTTTTTAATAATAAATTGATTGATTATAATTATTTATCAAAATGGTGTAAAGAAAGAATTGGACAAGTGATTGTTTGTGAAGGAATTAGTGCTAATTGGCTTCCTTTTAAAGAAATAAAAAAGCAAAGAACTAATAAAAAAATGAGTATTGAAGCGATTTGGTCAAATGAACCGACAGAATACGATAATATTCAGCAAAAAATAATTTTTAAATAGTTCTCTTAAAATTTGCTAATCTGAGAAGAAAGGAATAGATTTGTAACTGGATTTAATATTAGCGACGAAATGAATAAAAAAATTAAATTTTTTAAATACGGCCTTCACCGGCATAATTTACCTCAAAGGTTTTCCAGTTCGTCGCTGATTCCTGAGAGGTTTTTTATTGTCCGGTGAAGGTTTATTTTTTAGTTAATCATGGCAGAAGATAAAAAATCAATAATCGTTTATGCCGATTGGAAAAATATTTTTGAAGAGTTATCCGACGACGAAGCCGGAAAACTTATCAAACATTTTTTTAGATATGTGAATGATATTAATCCTGAGCCACCTGATAGGTTAACTAAATTATTATTTGAACCTATTAAACAAACCCTTAAAAGAGACTTAGTTAAGCATGAAGATAAACGAGAAAAAAATAGGCAAAATGCACTTATACGATGGAATAAAGAAAATGCAGTCGCATCCGAACGCATAAAAATAGATGCGAATCATGCCGATAGTGATAGTGATAGTGATAGTGATACTGTAAATGATACTGATACTGTTATTGTAAATGAAGATAAGAGGAAGGCGAACAAGTCGCCTGACTTTATAGATCAGATTTTAGATTGTTTTATTCAAGAGCATGGTAGTTATGAAATAATAAACCGAGGAAAGGAAAGGGCGGCAATATCAAAAATTCTTTCGCAATATAAAAAAAAATACCCGGCGGCGACTTCCGATGAAACAATAGAGGGATTAAGACAATATTTTAAGTTATGTATTAACATACCTGATGTTTGGTTAAAGAATAACATGAGTCCTTCAATAATAGTAAGTAAATTTAATGAAATAAATAAAATTATAAAAAATGGAACAACTGGGAAATCTAATAGAGCAGATGGTGAAAGGACAAATGACTACTGGAATCAACAGAATTAAATATATGCCATATCAAATGGATATAGCTCTTTCTGTGATTAAAAGAATAGGCATAGGAATTAATCCTGATTTTGAATTTACAGAACAAATAAAAGAAACCTATATTGAATTAATAAGATATTTTCATGGTGATCCTGATTTTAAAGGTGATCTTACAAAAGGAATTTTATTAATGGGGCCGTCCGGCACAGGAAAGACACTTGCAATGGAGATTATGAGTATTTACAGACAAATAGATGATATTAAGTTTATAATGAATTTCAGAACATATAGAATGAATTATGACATTATTGATACTTCAATGCTTGTAAATTATTTTATTGAAAATGCTTTTGATGGAATCGATATTTATTGCAGGAGATATGTTCTTTGTATCGATGATATTGGTACAGAATCAGACCAGGTTAAACATTATGGTAATTGTCTTGACGTTGTAAGTCACATATTATCACAAAGATATGCTAAGAGATTACTAACATTCGCAACAACAAATTATCCAGTAAAAATATTGGAACAAAAATATGATGACAGAATTGTTAGTCGTATGTATGCACTTTTTAATTTTATTACAATGAAGGGTAAGGATTTCAGGAAGCCAAAACCATGACATTTGTCATATTTTAGAATAAAACAAATAATGACCTTTGGTAAAACTAAAAATTAAAAACTATGAAAAGCACATTTCAAATTAAATCTATTTTAGGGAAACTTTTATTTGAGTTTGAAAAAGAAGATAATTCAATAAGAGAAACTGTAAAGGAGTTTTTAGAACGAAATAAAGATCAGGTAATAAAAGAAGTTGATTTGTCGGAATTAGACTTATCTGGAATAAGTTTCGACAACAGCAGTTTCGACAACAGCATTTTCTACAACAGCCGTTTCTACAACAGCCGTTTCTACAACAGCAGTTTCGACAACAGCCGTTTCGACAACAGCAGTTTCGACAACAGCAGTTTCTACAACAGCAGTTTCTACAACAGCCGTTTCTACAACAGCCGTTTCGACAACAGCCGTTTCGACAACAGCAGTTTCGACAACAGCCGTTTCGACAACAGCCGTTTCGACAACAGCAGTTTCGACAACAGCCGTTTCGACAACAGCAGTTTCGACAACAGCCGTTTCGACAACAGCCGTTTCTACAACAGCATTTTCGACAACAGCAGTTTCGACAACAGCAGTTTCTACAACAGCAGTTTCGACAACAGCCGTTTCGACAACAGCAGTTTCGACAACAGCATTTTCGACAACAGCAGTTTCGACAACAGCAGTTTCTACAACAGCAGTTTCGACAACAGCAGTTTCTACAACAGCAGTTTTAATGAAATACCAATAAAGAAAATCCAATTTTTTACAGGACTGTACAAATATATTGTTGTTTGCATCCTTTCAACAGCAGATGAAAAATATATCAAAATGGGATGCTTTACCCGAAAATTGTCGGAATGGGAATCTGATTTTTGGAATAATGATAATGAGTTTCCGAACGATGGCAGCGAAAAATCTAAAATGAGATTATTTGCTTTTGAAACGGCTAAAAGATGGTTTTTAGTCATAGATGATAAATAAAGATGTACTGTATTTCCAAATTATTTATTATTTTTGTATCGTTGAGTTTCAATCCGATGATTTCTAAGATAAAAGATATTGCCCTTATCTCACACCCCCTCTATGGGATTGGAACTCAA